CATAATGAGACAAACGGGATAGGAATAACTGGTACTCCGTCAATTGAAATGCAAGAAGGTGCGACAACCAAAGCTGCCGCACCCATTGCTTTATATATAGTACTAAGACTTAAGCCTTTCAAGATATTCGCTATCTGTGGCTACCTCAGAATCATCCATCGAAGGAATGGCTCTCTCTACAGAGAGTTCAGGAAGAATAGAATCTGCGATCTGCTTCACTTCTTCGTAGTCTTCCAACTTAACCAAACCATGAATGTCATGTAGGCTGTCCATCCAGGCCGCAGTTTCGGCATCAGAACCAGCGGGGCTGGACTTGGGCCTAGGGGCGGACTGGTCGTACTTGGGCCATTGGCCCTCCATAGTCTTGATAATTTTAAAGTCATGACCCTCAGTAAGATCGGTGATATCACCGTAATCTTCGTCAAGCATGGCCCCAATCATCTTTTGAAAAAGCATGATCCCAATGGATAGGATCTTAACTTCGCCCGTTTCACGGTTTACAATGTTCATGTAATACCTATTGCGGGGCTTGATTTGACGAGCAGTTGCTTCGTCATCCTTACTGCCAGTCTTCCACAGACCGAAATAAGCCGTACAAAGAGGGCAATCCTCTCCATGGACTCTGCGGCAATGAAAATTACGGACCTGCCCATCATCTGTAGTAATGCGGTGAATCTTCGTCTCAGCGTAAAATTCAGCCTCATCATTGGGAGAGGGGAGGATACGAACAACATTCGTGCCTTCTTGGACTTGGAAAAAATTGTTCAGAAAATCGGAACTGGATCCCGTACCAGTACGAGTAAGTTCAGCATGCTTCTGACGCAGTTTTTCTAGATCAATTGCCATATTAGTTTCTCCAGTTATTTTAGTTTATTAGTTTTCAGAGGGATCCTCTGTCTTCTTATTATAGACCACTCACAAATTTCTTAGCGATAAATCTGAGTTTCTGCTCGGGAGTTTGCGGACAACTGAACCAGCATATCCTTCTTTTGCTCCAAAGACTGAACCAAATTAGTAATAAGATTTAGTTTAAAGTTTTGTGTTACAACCTTTTCGTGCAACTCACGATATTCGGGTTGTGAAATAACATATGCTTCAAGATACTTATCAGTAGCCTTCATATTTGCCAGTAGCCTGTCTTCACTCTCTCTCTTTCTAGTTTGTGCCATATACTGGGCTAAATCTAGTTGAGATCTTTCATACTCCTTGCGAGCAATAGCACGAAGCCCATTATAATACGAATACATTGAGGCTTGTCTACTCAATTCACCATCAATGTCATGTTTGTCTAATTTAACAATCTCATCTGAAATAGCAATATAACTATCCCAATTTAAATCTTTAAACGCTAACAAAAGCTTTTCAGCCTTACTTACTGTGCCCATATTTTATATTCCTTATCTGTTAATTTAATTAAACTACCATCGCTTTGCCATAAAATCCAATCCCCCACCTTACCATGAAGGCTACAAACTCCTTGAACGCCGACAGTATTAGATTTAGCCAAGCAAAACTTGTTAGGACATTGATAAGCCCATACACCCTTAACTCTGGTCCACGCAAGCCCCTGAGGTGCAAACTCATTAGGTCTAGGCGTAAACATTATAAACCTATTCATCTTTACCGCATTCCCCTGTTTAGGGGAACCATAACCACCCATACTAGCATAAGGCATTAGTCTTCCTCTTCCTCAAATATATCCATTGATTCAGTCATACGCAAGGTTCCATAATTCACATTAATAGGAACAATAAACCTCTGATGACTGTTACGCGATTTCATCACATATGCTCTCATAAAACCATTCTCAAATTCTTCTTCATTTTGGTTTAACGAAAGAGCGAAATCACAAGTTCGAATTTTGCCATACGCATCGGCTAATTCAACATCAGTAATTACCTTCACACTTCTCCCCTGTCGGTTAGTCTGCGTTGCAGTCCATACCAAACAATCATTTTCTACAGCCAAGCCACGAAATTCTTCTGATATCCGTTGTTGTGCTTGATACTCTGCCATACCTTCTCTAGAAGGACGCATAAGTTCCAAATAATCAATAACGATTAGATCAGGTTCAAAATCTTCATAGTTTTTCAACTGAACCAACAAAGCCCGTACACTATTTACTGTGGCTTGACCAGTTGGGAATTGTTTAATTACTAACTGGCTGGAAGGGTACCTTCCACAGAACTGTTCTATACGCTCATGAAGAACATTTTGCTGTGTTTTAAGCTGCGTCTGCGGCACCAGCGTCATAACCGAGTCAAACCTCTGGGCGATCTTGTCCTCAGACATTTCTAGGGAAAGATAGAGAACCTTTCTGCCTTCCATTAGAGCCTCGACACTCTGGTTGACCAAGAATAGGGATTTCCCTACTCCAGGCGGAGCGACAACCATTGCCAACTCTTTCGCGCTAAGCCCACCCTCCAGAACCCTATTAAGAGAAGGTAGGAAAGTCCCATACCTATCAGAAAAATCCTCATCAAAAACTCGCTTCCAGCGATCCTTAATTGACGGAAAGTATACCTGTCCGTAATCTACTGTCCTGCATACAGTTAATGCCTTCCTAACTTTTTCCTCAATCTCTTCGATCCTGTCTTCCTTCAATAACCCAATGCTATCCTTAATCGCTTCCTTCATAGAAGCCTTACGAGCAAAATCCTCTACCAGATCTAATAAATAATCAGGATTTTCTAAAGAGGAGGCATCCAACCCATTGACCATAAGAATCTCATCCTCGTAGTCAGAAAGACTCTCCGAAGCAACCTTCTCTTTACGAGCTTCTTCGATGATTATCTCATCATTGGGAAGTTTAAGATATTCTTCGTAATGATCTCTAACAATACTGAAAATTCTGGCGTGGACTGGGAAATCAAAATACTCAGGCTGAACGAGATTCACTATCTGGAGGTAGAAACCCCTGTTTGACTTCAGCAGGTAAAGAACTCCCCGTTGGAGATTTTCACTAAATTCGTATTTCATGGTAGTTATAAGTTTTGACTAGGGTTTCTGGGTTTAGTTACATCGAGTCCTGCCTTTTTATAGACTTGCTCGGTCAAATTTTTCATGTTTTTCCGTCTTTGCCGTACCTTATCTGGTGAGTGGTGAATAAGTTTTCCATCTTCTGCTAATTTCTCATAATTAGGAGTATATGAGGAGTAATGTTCGGATCCAGTTTGCATTCTTTCTTTACTTGCAGAAATGGATTCTTTATAAAAAGTATCTGCTTGACCCTTATCCATACCATGTCTAGCGTAATCTTCTGCTTTATTCTGGTTTGTGGAGAAATCAATTCCTCTAAAACTTACAGATCCAATTTCGTAATTGCGTTCGCCCTTCTTGTAGCACTTTGGGCACATGGAACTTTTATCCACCTCAGATACCTCTCTCAGTTTTTCCCAAGATATATCACAACTGGTGCAAGCAAACTTATAAGTAGGCATTATCCACAATCTCCGCCAGCAATGGAACAGGCCATACCGTCAGCAACGGCCTTTTCCACTTCATCTACCTGAGGTTTATTTAGGTAATCATCTACCGACATGGCTGTTAAGGGTTCCTCTCCCTTGGACCCAGCCTTATAAACAGTAAGACCTTTAAGATAGTGGGAGTATTCCAAAGCAGTATCAGCCAAATCAGAAGCTTCAAAAGTCTCAGGAAGATTAATGGTCTTACTGATGCAAGAATCCATGTACCGTTGTATAGTAACTTGTACACGAATGTGCTCTTCAGGTGTTACATCATAAGCCCCAACGAAGGTATCTAAAGGTTTATTTTCCTTAACAAATTCGTCAAACAGGGGGTCAACCACCACAACCTTCTTGTTAACATTCCCATCCCTATACCGTCTGAGATAGACGGGGGCAAAGATAGGCTCAATACCAGAAGATACGCCCATAAGCATGGAAATGGTACCGCACGGAGGTATAGTCAGCATAACTGCATTCCTTATGCCGTGCTGCTTTATAAGCATGCGGATACGGGCTGGCAAAGTTTTAGCAAAGTCCTGGGACAGGTACGCCGTAGAATCAAACTCAACGAACGATCCCTTATCCCTGGCCGTGTATACAGACTCTTTGTATGCCTCGTCTCTGATAGTGGTAAATAACCTGTCAAGGAATTCTAGGCACTTCTCAGATCCATACAGAATTCCCAGTTTTATAAGCATATAATGTAACCCTGTTACACCCAAACCAATACGCCTGGATCTTTGGGCAACCTCTTCGCAAGTCTTAGTTGGAAAATGGTTTATGGTTAGGATGTTGTCTAGAAAGCGCACACCAGAGCGTACTGTACGAGCCAACCGTTTCCAATCAACCTCACCATCGGTAACCATGTTGGAAAGATTAACATTTCCTAAGCAGCAATTACCATAAGAAGGTAAGCTAATTTCTCCACAAGGATTAGTAGAATCTAGACTTTCAAAATAGCTTACATTAGTATAACTGTTGGCAAGATCAATATTGTAAATACCAGGATCTCCTGACTCTACCGAATTGGTCCAAATTTTGTTCCACAGGTCCTTGGCTTTTAGATCTACTTTCCCCATCATGGAAAAAGTATCCGTGAACCCTTTCCTGTGATGCTGTAAAGCCCGCTCAGTAGCATCCTCTTCGTCAAGGGCTACAACATTAATAGTATCAGAACTTCCATCTTCGGAAGTTCTAATTAATTCATAAACATAGTAGTTCTTATTGTTAAAGGTAAAGTACCAATCCTCGCCCAACTCGCAAGCGTTAATAAAATCATTAGTAATGGCTACAGAAATATTAAAATTGTTCAATTCTCCCTTATCCAGTTTGACATGGAGGAACTCTAGGAGGTCTGGGTGAGTTATATTTAAAATGCCCATCAGAGCGGTACGCCTACTGCCACCAGACCGCACATGACATCCTATCTCATTAATCATTCGCATAACAGAGATGGCACCTGGGGCTGAGTGCTTATTATTTTGTATATCATCCCCTTTAGGACGAATCTTCGAGAAATTGAACCCTATACCACCACCAGCACAAGAAATCTTGTACATATCATCAATAGTTTTACCTATCGAGATGACAGAATCTTCAGGAATGATAACATAACAATTGAGAAGATTGTGCTTACCAGCATTACGCCCGGAACCGTAAATAATGCGTCCTCCAGGGATGAGATCACCAGACGATATCGTCTCGTAAAACTTCTTTTCGTATTTTTCTTTTTCATCATCTGATTCAGCGGATGCCGCTGCTTTTGCAATAACCTTGGCCCTCTCAGACCACTTGGTTTCTCCTGGGTAGGCGTATCTCTTTTCAAAGATATCTTGCCCTAAATCATTAAGCTTTGCGATTGTCATTATTTTTCCTCAAAAGGCTAGTGTAGAAACGCCGTCCTTCTTAATTATAGTAAGCCGTTTAGAACTATCGAGGAGGCTTCCTAGAAATTTATTATGAGTTATCACAAAGATATTTTTCTCCTTCTTAAGTTCATGTAATAATATATACAGCCCCTTCAATCCATCTTCGTCTAAGTTCTCCGCTACTTCATCGAAAAATAAAATATCAGATTGGTTTTTATTAGTCAATGCCAATAAATCCTGTAAAGCAAGCATTACGGCTAGATTTACCTTTCGCCGTTCCCCACCAGACAAAGAAATATAATGGGTAATCTTACCATTTATAGTAAGTACCTCATTTAGCTCATCATTGAAATTTATCAAAACTTGCCCATTAGTCAAAAAAGATAAATAGGTGTTTGACTTATCATTTAGATAATCTAAAATATTTTTTATTATATATTTTATCAACCCCTGCTCTGAAAAAGCTTTTTCCCAAAATTTCATTATCTCGTAGTTTTTTATATTTTCCCGCTTCGCTAGATCAGCCTGTACAATCTTTTCCTCAACCTCACCAAGGAGTTCTTCATACCAGTCTTTCTTAGTCATCAACTCCTTATATTCTAAATAGTTTGAATACTCATCCGACGAGAAAGGTATATCTATTGATTGATATTCCTTTTCTAGCTTCGCTAGTTTTTTAGAGATTCCAGAAATTTGGCCCTGGGCGGCGGACTGGGATTTCGATAATGTAACTTCATCTATTTCAGACTCCCCACCACAAGCACCACAAACCTTATGCCCTGCTTTAAGCAAATCGCGAATGTCCCTCTCTTCCTTACGCGCTACTCTCCTCCTTCTCTCTAGGTCCAAACTCTCCGACCCTATATCCCTTAGTCTCTGTTCCGCACTGAGCAGATCCACCAAGCGCAGACTAACAGCATCAAATGACTCATGATTATACTCCTCTTTGTCAATGTTTATTTTATCTAAACTTGTTCTCACATCTTTTGCAGTAGCAATGTGCTCATCTATTACCGCAGCCTTAGATTTAATCTCCTGATTAAATTGAGACTTGTATCTCTTCACTCTGTCTCTCTTGGAAAATACCTCATCCAAGTTAAGAAAATTACGAATGATTGTTCTCTTGTCCTCTGGCGTAGCGCTGAGGAAATCTAGTTTATTATGCTGACCAAAGACCATACTAGCCATGAACACTTTGTAATTCGTATCCAGAGTCTCGTCTATCAGGGCTTGGGTTTCTGCCATCGTTGATTGAGTGTAGCACTTTTTATCAATAAAAAATTCAAGCTTCGAAGGCTTTCTCCCTCTAGTAATCACAAATTTATTGTCTATCTCAATGGTCACCTGACAATTCTTTTTGGCCTTGTTATTCACCAAGGCATCCTCGTTACTCTTACGAATGGTCTTCCCAAATAAACCCCATACCATAGCCTCAAACAAGGCGCTCTTGCCAGCCCCATTGGACCCTCCAGTATCAAGATTCTTTCCCTCTACAACTATGAGTCCCTGGTAGCCAGCAAACTCTAGTTTCACATCCTGTATGGAATAAAAATTTTGTATAGAAACTGAATTAATCTTCATGTAACATCCTGTATCCTGC